TAGCAAAAAACAGTGAAGAACGTTTAGCGGTGTGTAGGGAGTGTCCTCTCTACAACGCCCAACGTAATAAATGTAAGAAATGCGGATGCAACATGACTCTTAAAACAAAATACGTAAACAGCAAATGTCCATTAAGTAAATGGGGTTGTGCTGATTGTGAGGTGAAGTAACATGGCCATTGTTGTAGAGGACGGAACAATCGTTTCTGGAGCTAATTCTTACGTTTCTGAAGCTGATTTAGAAGCTTTCGCTACTGCTAGAGGTATAACTTTAGCAGCAGACCCTGCAATATTACTTATTAAAGCTATGGATTATATTGAGAGCTTAGGGTATAAGGGCTATAAATCCTCTTCTACACAAGAGTTACAATGGCCTAGGTACGGTGTTTATGTTGACGGTTATTGCATAGACAGTGATGTTATCCCTACAGCTCTTAAGAATGGATTAATGCAAACAGCTATTTCCATAGACGAAGGGTACGACCCCACAGCTACATTAACACAAGCAGTTAAAAGAGAACGTGTGGATGTAATAGAAGTGGAATATATGGATGGTTCTAGTGCCTCTCCTATTATAAAGAAAATTAACCTATCTCTGTCCAAGCTATTGTCTGGCTATGGTGGTAGTGTTGTCAGAGTGAGCAAAGCATGAGCTTAGCAACACGTATGCTAGCCACGTCTCAGAGGCTATTAGAAGCTTATGGTGAAGAGATAAGTGTTTCCCGTACCTCAGGTACATACAACAGTGCAACGGGCGCTGTAGACGCTCCTAGCACCACTACATACGAAGGTGTAGGTTATCCCTCTAATTACAGACAAGAAGATATAGACGGGAATTTAATTAGACAAGATGATACATTATTGATATTTAGATGCGACACAGCTCCTAGAGTGAATGATGTCTTCACTGTCGGCACTAAAGCAATGACTGCACAGTCTATACAAATAATCACTGTCTCAGGTACAAGTATTATATATAAGATACAGCTAAGACAATGAAAGTTACAACGAATTATGCACAATGGCAAGCTACATTTGAAAAGCAAGCTAAAGCCACGTTACAAAAAGCTACAAGAATACAACAAGAAGCAGCTCAAATGCTGTTTGAGAACATAGTTAAAAGAACTCCGGTAGGTAATCCTGCTCTTTGGAATCCACCTATATGGCCTAGAAACTACACACCAGGTCAATTAAAAGCTAGCTGGAAAATAGAGATAATGGGTGACACTGTAGAGATATCTAACGACCAGCCTTATGCTGAACGTGTTGAAAATGGTTGGAGTAGTCAAGCTCCTGCTGGGATGATGAAAATAAGCCTGCTAGAGTGGAATTCATTACTAGAGCAAGCCTCTAGAAGGGTGAGATAATGGGTGTTTTTAACAACATACAAAATGCTCTAAATGTAAAGCTTAACAGCTTAAGTGGTATTCCAACAATATACTGGCCTAACACACAAAACGAACCTACTGCTGGAACTAATTGGCTAAGACCTACTTTATTACCAGCAGCATCACGACCAGAGACATTAACCAACGGTAATTATCATTCTGGTATATACCAAGTAGATATTTACACCTCCTTAAAGAAAGGCACATCTGAAGCTTTTCTTATTGCAGACACAATTAGAGAAGGCTTTAACAGACAACGTCTCGCTAACAATGGGACAATAGTTAATATAGTGAATGTAAGTGTTTCAACAGCAAGAAGAGATGAAGGCTGGTGGAATGTTTTCGTAGAAATTAGCTACATTTGCGTAGCTTAACAACAGAGGAAAGAAACAAATGGCAGCTCCTGCAATATTAGCGCAAGGCACGACTTTCAGCATTGACGACGATGCAGGAAGCCCTGTAACAATTGAAGGTATTCAGTCAGTTAGTGGTGTTGGCTCAGGCCAAGCTTCTAAGATTGATGTAACTACATTAGCAAGTACAGCTAAAGAATACAGAATGGGCTTACAAGACTGGGGTGATTTCACCATCACTTTCATCTACAATCCTGATGATGCTGGACAAGCAGAATTACAAGATGCTAAAGACACCCAAGACCAGCGTACCTTTATTATGACTCTCCCTTCAGCAGACCCAAGTGTTACATTGAATGTGTGGACTGCTGAAGTGTATGTTCTACAAATCCAATTTGATGTTGGTGCTGATGACGTTGTTCGTGGTACTGCAACAATAGGTGTTACTGGCGAACCTGTATTTTCATAAGGAATTATATGGCTCTTAACAAACACCAAATATTTGCAAGCAATGATTTAAAAGAATCATTCGTAGAGGTTCCTGAGTGGGGCGGGAAAGTTAAAATAAGAGCCCTATCCTCTCAAGAACTATTTGATTATAATGCTTTAATCCACTCTGACCCTAGCGGTTTGGACCTAGCGATGTACTTAATCACTACCGCTTGTATTGATGATAACGGTAATAAACTTTTTACTGAGCAAGACATACCCACACTAAAAACAAAGAATAACGATATTCTCTTTCGAATAGTGGACGGAATATCTGCCCTAAGTAAACAGAACCCCAACGACGTTGACGAACTAGCAAAAAACTCTTAAGGCGTCCCCTACGAATGTTCGCGTTTACTTTAGCCAAAGAACTTGGTATGACTGTAACGCAACTAGGACAAGTAATGGACGCCCCAGAATTCATGGAATGGATGGCTTATTTCACAGCTCAAAATCCCGAAGAAGTAATCAGACTTAACAATCAAATATCCTCAGAACAAGACATACTTTACCATCAAAATCAGATGCGTAATTTCTTCTCTCAATTAACTTCTAAGAAACGTAATGGCCCAAGTAGACGAACTAAAGACGCTGATAACAGCCAGTAATCAACAATTTCTACAGAGTATTGGACAATGCCAGGCTTCTGTGCAAGGCTTTTCTAAGAAAAGTGTTCAGTCTTTCGGCGATATCAAAAAATCTTTAGCTGTATTAGGAGTGGCTGCTTTAGGAGCCTTTAAATTTTTTAAAGATGGGTATGAGAGCTTAGACAGACTTACTGCTTCTGCTGAAAGGCTTGGAATTAGTTCTGAAGGATTTCAATTTCTAGAATTCGCTGCTAAACGTAGTGATGTGGAAATAGGTAATCTAGAATCTTCTATAAAAAGACTTAAACTAACTATAGCTCAAGCAAGCAGAGGAGATGCAGGACAAAAAGATGCTCTTAAATCACTAGGTTTAGATTTATCTAAAATAGATACCCAAGAAATAGAAAATACAGTTAAGGAAATATTTACAAAACTAAGAGCACTTAGTGCTACTAACGAAGACATTGGGATTGGTACAATAATATTTGGCAAAAACTACCAATCAATTCGTCAATTAGTTTTGTCTGACTTAGATGAGTTTAGTAGAAAATTTAAAGCGTTGGGTGGCGCCATCGATACTTCAGGTTTTGAAGATATTGACTCTAAGATGGTTGAGCTAAACACTCGTCTAGAACAGACGAAAATGCAAGCTTTATTAATATTTGGGGACCCTCTTCTTAGAGCAGTAAATGTATTTTTTGACCTGATAGAGAGAAGAAGAAGAGACTTAACAGATACGTTTGAAGATATTGCTAACACTAGTAATACTGTTGACAGCACTTTAAATAGCGGTTTAAATCTCCCCGGGAGAATAATTGGTAGTATAGCTGCCCCAGGGGAGTTAAATCTAGGCCGTCCAATGACTTCGGATGATTTTGGCAAAATGGCTTTTCAAAGACTAGTCAGTGTAGTTGAAAAAGCAACTATAAATATTGCTGGGATGAGTGTTGCTGCTACAGGTGCTAATAAAGCTTCAGAAGGGCTTTTAGCATTTGAAGGTAGAACTGTAACTGCGGCATCGGCTATAGATTCTTTTAGAAATAAGATGGAAGGACTTAATTTTAATAAGCTACTAGGCATTGGTAATGAGAGTGGTCAAGATTATATTAATAGTGCCCTAGGCAACGTAGAGCAAGTTAGAGATCCACGGTTTGATGATTTACTGAATGACTTAAGACTCAACAGATTAGAAGGACGTGGTTTTGGTAGAAATAATGACGAAACTATTATTAAACATCTAGCTGAAATTGCAAATAGAACTACTGTAGGCCCTGGACAAAGTAAAAGTGGAATGATTCAGGCTGTAGAGCTTTTAAAACAACAACTAAAAGCTGCAACACCACAACCCCAAAAAGTGGTTATAGAATTAAAATATGAAAAAGACGGCATTATAAAAGCATTTATAGGAAGTTCTCAATTTGCTAATGTAGCTGGTAATGTAGTAATGGAATTAGCAGCTAAAGAAGCACAAAGCACAATAGCATCAGGTGGATGATAGAACATGGCAATAACATTTACGTTATACGAAGACGCAGGACTTACAATATTAGCCGATACATCCTTAGCTATTACGGCTGAAAGTGATTTATCAGATGGCTACCACGATTTTCAATTTTATTTTGGCTCTACAACAGCAGATGTAATGCTTAGAGCTTCATCAAACCCTGGTGTTGACCCAATTCAAATTACCCCAACTTACATACTCCAATCCAGAGCTAACAGTACAGCTTACGCATTAGGCGATAGTGCTATTCCTAGCCCTGCTAATGGCTATAGATATGAAGTTACTACAGCAGGTACTTCAGGAGGCAGTGCTCCTACATGGAACACAAGCCTAGGCTCTACAACAACTGACGGTACAGTAGTGTGGACTTTAGTGGCGGAAGATAGCCCAACATCAGAAATTAAACTAGCCCTTACACAAGCAGGTTTAGACAGTGCTACAGGTGGCGCTGCATTAACCCTAGGCACAACACTTCTTAGTGAGCCTTCTAATGCTGTAGAGTTCTGGGTAAGAGTTACAAATACAATTACACAGCCTAGTGAGAGTGTAGGAACGCCAGAGCTAGGAATAAATATTAACGGTGTAGTGGAGCAAGTACAATAATGACAAGACGATATCACGCCAATAACTTTAGCACTACATTAGCCACAACTATCACTGACGTCTCACCTTCTATTGTTGTTACAAGTGCTACAGGCCTTCCTACAATTACCACAAACGAAACTTACAGGCTTACAATTACAGCTGTTGGTGTTAGAGAGATAGTTATAGTTACAGCTGCTGCAGGCACTACGTTAACAGTAACAAGAGCTGCTGAAGGCACAACAGCTAGAGCATGGCAGGCTGGCGCAACAATAGAACTACGACCTACAGCAGACAGCTTTGATAGAAAACAGGATACAATAGCTACAGCTGGTGATGTTATTAACTTTGGAGACGCTACAAGCTTTGAAATTCCCAACAATGCAGCTCCCACTTTAACAGTAACTGGGCAAATAGCTCTCGACACTAATATAACAGATTATTCAGATGGGTTATTATGTTACCGAAGTGGGTCTACTACCTATGGGGTGGTAGCTGTAGAAACATCAGATTTGGCTAGCCCAACAGACGCTTTTGTTGTTTCTTATGACGCAACGGACGATAAATTTAAATTAACAACCTTACCAGTGGCCGGTAGTATTGGTATTATTTCAGCTAGCTTACCTGGGACTGTCAGTGCTTTTGACGGTACGCTAAGATGGTACCCACCCACTACTATTACCCTAAGCGGTGTTTTCATATCTTGCGGAACTGCTCCGACGGGGGATGCGGTTTTTAATATAAAAAAAAATGGGGTGGATATATTTACATCACCCAAACCGACGGTGGAAGCTGGTGATAATATTTCTACATTACTAAGTATTAGTGTATCCTTAACAACTGCTGACTATATTACATTAGTGTGTGAAACACCTAGCGGAATTGAAGATGTTCAAATTAGAATTGATTATACATAAGAGGAAAAATAATGTTCGCAAAGTATCAATATAATGCTTCTGCAACACAGGCAAATGTTCAAGCAGACATAAGACTAATCTTGACAGGGACAACCAACACCGCCAGTTTATCGGCAAATTGTAATACTGCAGCCAGTAGTATTACATCTACAGACGTAGCTGGTTGGACAAGTTATGACACAGCAGCCTATACAACGAACGGGTTTTGTATACGTGCTTTACAGCAGGATGGAGTTACTTATAAATATTTCACAATGGAATTATCTTCCACAACAAACTACAATATGAGGATAGCGGAAGCGTGGGATAGTGGAACCCATACAGGAACAAACGTTGTTGCTTCAGCCAATACTGCTTGGACTGCTTCTACTGGGGGAATATTTTGGATTTATGCCACACAAGAAGTAATTCTTATCACCCACTCAACCACTACAAATATAGGCTTTACTAATACTCACGGAGCTTTTGAACTTGATAACACTGAGGGTATGATACCAGCGACTTACCCCACCCAATTTCTCCTTACTTTGACAGCAGCCGGTACAGCAGCACTCCCAGTTGGGACAGCTTGTAGGATTAAAAACCCTAATGGTGTAGGAGACTTAACCACAACAAGCACTTTCGCCTCTCCTATATTTACTGCCTCAACAGCTGCTAGCGCTTACATGCAGTATGGATGTGTATACAGAGATAGTTCTGAAAATATAAAGATATGTTTTGTGCCTCCAGCTTATGCTTTTTCGAATGGTTCTAATACACTAGGCTACGGATACCCAGGGAAAGTCTTAGGTAAAGTACGCCTATGTAATGCAAACTATGCAACCCCTGTGTTTTTAGACACTATTGTAATAGACGGCGTTACTTACGTTTGCTTTCTGAAAGGCTCTGGTACACAAGTATCAATCTGGGTGCGGGAGGGGTAAGCATGGCTCTATTAACCGCAGGAACAGTCGACTTTACCGATAGACTAGAAGACATACTAGACGACAACACATTCACAGCCCCAACTCTAGATGGTAATACTTTTGAAGTTGGGGGAAGTGTTGTTGAATCGCCTGACTACTATTGGGGTTAAGTGTGCTTAATGAATATACTGTTAATGAAATAGCTGTAAATGGTGATGCTTCCTATGCATTAGGCACATTCATTACTATTGAAAAAACTATTAATTCTCGGGTGTTGTTTGAAGGCTCTTTAATCACTATAGAAAAGACAATAGAAAACACTCAAGCAGCTCAAACCCTTATAACAATATCTAAGATAATTCAAAACGGTGACAGCACATTTTATACACGTAATGGATGGGAACCTATTGTTGTGCTAGGAACAACGCGAGTAAGTAATACAATTCTCTGTGACATTGTCACTGTCAATAAAAACGAGGGCGACAATTCCACTGCCTCATTCACGGTTATTCTAGCGCCTAACGTCTATAATTTATATCAATTTCAGGGTACTAATGTAGAAATTAGCTACAGAAAAAATAATATTATTAATAGACTGTTCACCGGGAAAGTAGATGTTCCTGCATTAAATATATTTGAAGAAAAGCTCACCCTTAATTGTGTAGCGGATAGAAGAGTTTTGTTGTCGAGCTTGTCATCTGTAGAGCCTTACATAGGGTATTACAGTGAGAGTGTGTTAGGTAAGAGTGATGAAGTTATAGACAGAATTAATGCTCGTCTCTCCACTATACCTTCTAGCTTAGATTTTGACAGCTTCAATAGGTATTCTCTAACCTCTTGGACCCCTAAAGCTACGGCAGACTTTAGTTATGGGTCTAGTGATGTTTATAGACGTGAGCCACAAATGAGCATTGACAGCTCAGGTCAAATAACAAACAAAGTTACAATTAATTTAGAATACGGTTATCAAAGACACCACCACAGAGAAGCATTTTACAGCTGGGCTCACCCCTACAACCCTACTGATTACACAACAGGGGAAGGCAATATATGTCCATTCCTACAAGACGCTCCTACAATGCCTTCTAAGGAATTAATATTGAGTGCGATTAACTCTGCTGGTTGGCCTGTAAATCCTAATTCTCTTTATTTCGGCAAACAATTCAAAAGCGGTAGCTATTACTGTAGTGGCGTATGGGCTCAATGGAGTACTGTACAAACTACTGTATTAAACCTTCCTGTTAAAGATTCTAACGGAAATGCTGTACTAGATGCTAATGGAAACCCTGTACTTAGGTCTGTAACACAGCAATTAGCAGACTATACAAATACATTCACTATGTACGCTCAATGGACTGCCTCCACTAGATTTAACCAAAACGTTAAAGAAGCTTATACAGTAGTTATACAAGCCCCTGAGAGTGTTACAAGATACGGAGTAATTCCCGCCATAGAAAGTTATGGATATACAGCTGTAGATGAATATTCCACTTGGGAAGATTATCAAGGATATAAATCTGCACCCACAGGAGTTACAACTTACACAGACGTAGTTAGTGGCTCGTATTTCTTTAATGCAAACCAAGACAGAAGTACTTTTAATAAAGCTTACGTGTGTGCACTAAACAAAGCTAAAACAACAATTCTGTCTAGTCACAGACAATCTCGTATTACATTCCAAAGAGAATTAATCCCAACAATAGAATTAAAACACACATGTGCTGTGACAGGTAAATGGATGCGTGGTAAAGGTAAAGTAGAGCGTATAACCCATTACATGGATTGTAATAAAGAAGGTGCTCAAGCTTACACAGAAGTGACATTACTACAATATAGAGGTCAATCTACTGTTAGCGAAACAGCATTAGTACCTACTTCAGCTCCCTCCGACACTAACGTCCCTACACAAGTAGGTGGCTTCTTACAAACACATTTAGGTGAAGACCCTAGTCAACCTAGTGCTATTAATTGGAATGGTTATGTAGGTAATAAAGCTATTACACAAAACTTAGGTGGCGGTGGGGTTAACTACACGCGTACTAATTATCAAGAAAGTTTTATAGTGGATACACCTGCTGTCCCAAATGAATTAAGAAAAGATAGAAAACTTGTAGCTTCTGCTACATATAACGTGAACATTCCCAATGACAACCATGAATATGAGAGTTACGGCTGATGAGTAAGTTAGGAGATGACTTAAGACGTATAGTCAGGTACCAAGAACTACTAGACTTAATTAATAGTGAAAATGGTACTGCAGACCAAACTGAAAAAGGAGCTATTGACGGAGCTAGAGGTATTGCTTATGGTAATGGCTCTACTGTTAATGGTTCTGCTACAGGTACTCCTGGTGTTACAAAGCCAGATGGTGGTGGCATAAAACCCAATCCTATTGTAGATGTAGGTACAGGAGATGGTGAGTCTGGTGCTACAGATGGTGCTAAAGATGTTCTAGACAACGATAAAATAGAAAATACAGACGACCTCTCCGATCCTGATAATAGCTTACGAGATGGTTGGTATGATTTAGAAAGCTTATTAGATGGCGCTGTAGATGCCTTAGGTAAGTACCCTCCTGCTCCTAATTCCAATATAGCTATTAACGCCTTAACAGGCCTTACGGACAGTGCTGCCACAAGAGCCCTTGTTATTCATCTTAAAGAAGCTGCTAATGCTTTTATAGCACCTAGCGATAGGGAAAGTTCTAATGAACGGGTAGAGGATAGTGAGTATGAGCAAGGGACTTTCTACCAAGCCTTAGTACCTACACTAACCGAATTCACCACTGCAATGGAAGCTGCGAATGCTATAGCAGCGTACACTGATTTAACATCACCATTCGCGCCCACTTCATTTAGTTCTTGGCAAGGAGGACCTCCTACTATAGGTGATAGCCCTAAATATCCTTTATTTATAGATTCTAGAGGTCCTCCAGCCTTTACAATAAGCCCAGTGTACGCCGCTGCCTGCGATGGTAGTTTCGGGGCACCACCAACCTCACCTTATGTATGCCCTATTATTGCTCCTGCTGTTCTTTGGGCTGACTTAGGAGCAACACAACTAGCATTCAAGACTTCACAATCCTCGAGTATTGCTCCTTTCTCGGCAAGTAAAGACGGACAATTCATTCCTCACCCATACGATGATAATATACCTTCTGACTTCGTTGATGGGGTATCTATTATTGATGCTAAGACAACAAACGGGGATGATGTTAGAATAGGTCCTTTGCATTATGGTGGGTGGTATGCGCACTACAGCACTGGAGGAGTTCCTACAGGGGATGCTACAGCTAATAGCGTATTAATTATAAACGCTAATAGAACACATGGGGGTTTTGTAACCCCCAATCAATTATTAAGGATGTTACCTCCTGCATGAGAATACTACTATGTTTCCTACTTTCTTTCTCACTTCATGCTAGCGTCACTAAAACTCAAGTGTATGAAGTTTACAATAAGCTTACAAAAGCTAACAACTTTCTCTATCCCCCCTATTTAAAAATAAAAGACAGTAATGTCTCTAACGCTTCTTCAGAAGGTAGGTGGATAGTTATTACAACAGCAATGTTGAGAGATATTAAGAACAAGGATGAGTTGGCGAGAGTGTTAGGGCATGAACTAGGACACCACTATAACCACCACATATTCCCTTCTAAAGCAAATGAATATGATGCTGATAGAAAAGCAATAGAGTATATGGAGAAAGCTAAATACAACAGATGTATTGCAGCAGAGTTATTCAAGAGAAGGAATAGCGGGGTTTCTAAGCACCACCCCTCAGACAGAGATAGATTAAAGAAATTTAATTGTCCTAAATAAGTAGACACATTTCAGACAAAAAGAAGGCTCCCTAAGGAGCCTTTATAGTTTCTGCCGATGATTTATTACGCGACAGGCAGTCGTTGTTGTAGTTGCTGTTGGGCCCGCGACTCTACACGAGTAGTGAACTAGTGTAACGCCCTAGTAATGTCGTTAAGTAACTCATCGGTTTGAGGGTACTCCGAAGAGCATAGCCTTGATGAGTTTTCTTAAAAAGCTACTGAGTAGCGTCCTACTCTTACAGGCATGTAGCATACCTCCTAAGGGCGGCGTAAACCGAATCCTTAAGTAAGTGGCTTATTTTTACGTCTCATCCACGTTTGACGGCACACTTAACGATGTGTAGCAAAGACGGCAGTTGGGGCGCTTCCCTCCCCTCTTTACGGGCTCGCTGCATTGCCCGCCTAACAGTTTGTGCTCACATTAAGTAGGTTCTCGTCTTCTCTACTCTCCAGCCGTCTGGCCGCGGGAAGTCCATCTGGTCATTTGCTACTTAATATCTAGGCCGTTAGGTGATGTGGAAACATAGCAAGCTACATTCCCCCTCCTCATTACGGAGGCTAAGCATTTCAGCTTAGTTTCTTTTTGGGCTTATAATCTACAGGCCCAGATTCTTTAACATCATTAGGATGTTTCTTATTATGTATTGCTAGTTTCCTAGCTTTATTCTTCAAATCTCTTCTCTCTGCTTTATAAGCAGTGTCTGAAGGGCTGGCATGACTTCTCT